ATAAGAGTATCAACAGATCCTAAGAACTCACACTCAAACTCAATCTTAAACTGTTGTTCAGATGTGTTTGCAATAGTTTGTCTCTTCCATTCAGAGTCTCTACCTGGAACTTCTGACCAGTGAACATCAGTTGGTATATATTCATTCTTACCTTTCTCTGCATCATGCCAATACCTATAGAAATGATTCATCCCGTGAGGGGTTGAAACCATTATTACTTTTGTACTCTTACCAGAAGTAATAGTAGGATAAACACTAGCAAAGAAAGACTCAGCGATGTGATTGGGAACAAAAGCAAACTCATCCAAGAAGAGGATGTTGAAAGACATACCCCGAACAGCACTAGCACTAGTGGAAGCTGCCAAGATTTTACTACCATTTTCTAACTCCAATGAACCTTTATTCCATGATATAATTCCTTGCTGCATCCATTTGGGTAAGTTTTCATATGCAGTCTGCAATCTACCAAGTAAGTCTCTGGCAGTTGCTGCCTTGTTAGCGAGAATACCAATATTTACATTATCGTTAAACACAGCATAATGTAATAAGTATGATACCGACGTTGTAGACTTACCAGTCTGACGAGGCATCTTACATATATTAAATCTATTTGCGTGGAAATTTTTAATTAATTTTTCTTGAAAGTCATAAGGTTTAAAACCCACCAAACCTTCATCCAAACTAACAATCTTTACATGTTGCCTTGCAAAATATACAGGGTCATTCTTACAAGCCATGAACTCAAGGATTTGTTCCTGAGTAAATTCTTGAGCAACATTTGCTTTTTTTAAAAGCGGATTACCTAAGTAGACATCATCCATAATACACCTCCTACATCATTTCGTATTTGCCAAATTTTTGATCGTGATCGATAGTTTTTTGTTGTAGTTCTAATATTTTTTCTAAATTTTTTACTTTCTTTCTTAACTGTTTAGCTTCTTCCTCCTGTCTGGAGGAGTGGTTCTCCTGGGTCATAATTGGAAACTTGGTAAGACCAGAGTTGAGCACCAGGATACACTTTTCTCACTTGATCCAGTACTTCTCTGCGTGAAGGTTTTTTGATTTGAGGGAAAAACATTTTTATCATGCGACCTTTTCCTCTCCAACCAACATAAACATCTATTATATTGCCCGTTCTTCTTGGTAGGTATGTGGATTCACTTACTCCTCCACCATTGCCACCACCGTTAGATCCGTTGCCATTACCATTTGAATGTCCATTGGTTCCGTTACCGTTACCATTTTTCTTTCCATTTTCATCATCATCTTTTGCAAGATACCCTCTAGCACCCACATGGTAACCAGTAGGAATCTTCTTACATTTTTTACTATCATTACAATAGTACTCACCTGGAGGACACTTCTTCATTAAATAACAGACTCTACCTTTATATTTATGATTTTATTGCACTATAGATAAATTTAAACGTTGTTGCAGTAGCTGCATCGGGATAAGCAAGCAACCTAAGATCTCCACTATTAACGTCAGTTGAGAATGTTGCTATACCTACATTTGGTTGATTTATATTACCATACTCAGTCATATATGTATTTGTTCCATCATGAATTACTTTTATTAATCCTGAATTATAACTACTTCCTCTCACTACTTGTATTTGATAATCGACTGATTGATAATCAGCAGCTGTTAAAGAAACCAAATTATTCGCACCAGTTGCTTCCGTGGTTTTAATACCAGATTGAACAATACCAGCACTCATATTTAAGTGACTAGGAGTAGTTGGGCCGACTATGTATGGCATTGGTTTACGTTGCGGTTTCTAGAATACTCAAGATGCATTTCAAAGTTGAGTTTGCACCAGCAGAAATTTGTATTGAATCATTTGTTTCTAATACTAATTTTCCTTCCATAGGGACAAAAGCATCATTGACAGGTACATTAGCACCCTTGATTATTTCAGTTGTAGTACTACTTCTTACATGAGACATTGTTACCGTAGTATCTGCAGATCCGTAATTAGATATATGTGCATACAAGACAATAGAAGTATACCCTGTAGGAGCAGTATACATTGTTTGATTCGAGGTAGTTAATACCAGAGTCTCAGTTTGAAATTTATTAAGTGCTAATTGGGCCATCTTAACTTAGTGCTAGGATAAATGGTGTCATTTCAGAGAATAGACTTTTACTAAAGGATCTTCCACTAATTGTACCAGTAGTTTGATCAATTTGGAAGTCATCACCTATTCTAAAATTACCTGATTGGTCAGTGCTAGTATAAACCACACTTCCCCCGTTTGATGTAAGAACTTCATTTGCTTGAATAGTTACTCCACCACGTTTAGGTGTAGCTGATGCTATTTCATTACCAGCACCAATATATTCAAAAGTATGAGAACTAGCAATAATTTTACTTTGCTGATGGAAGAATACAGTGCTTCCTACACCAACAGTATTGATCAAGTTTTCTGCAAGAGTTAACGTAGTAATTCCAGACGTTACTGGAGTTGAACTATTTATTGTGTAGTAAATTGGGGACATCACAGCAGTTGCAGCTCCACTGGATCCACCACCACCGCTAATGGTAACATCAGGAGTTTCCGTATACTGATTACCACTACTAATAATAGTGATAGAAGCAATTGACTCTCCTTCAAGAGTTGCAAATGCTGTTGCTGTTTCTCCACTAGGTCCAGAAGGATCCTCTACAGTCACAGTAGGAGTAGAAGTATAACCACTACCTCCATTTGTCACTGTAATTGTTTCTACTGATTCATATAATTGATCAAAGAAAACAATTTGACCATCATAAGGTCTATCGACATCAATCTTTGCAGTTCCTGCAGAATCACCTGCACCTACGTAAGTATGTGCTAATGTAGAGATGCCTAGATTAACAGTGAAACTAGTTGTTGAAGGAACAGATGCTACTCGGAAAACAAAAGGCTGTTTCTCAGGATAATTTTTTGCTCCATATGCACAAGAGAATCCAATGTTAGCAAGACTTACTCCCATACCAACCGAGAAAGGATGTGCTCCACTTGTAGTTACGGTTGCTTCACCTGATGTATGAGTATATGCAACTCCACTTATAGTAGATGTTGTAACACCAATATTAATAATTACATTATCCTGTGCTGCTGCGGCTGATGAAGTAACAACTCCTGTATATTGAACAGGACTCTTACCATCCGACACTAAACCAAATGTTCCAAAACTACAGTTACTATTTGCAACGTCTGCTTGTCCACCATTATGACATGTGATTGCTTGGTCACAACAAATAGTGAATACTGATACTAACTGAGCATAACCTTGATTAGTTACTGCAACTCCTACTCCACCCTGATTGTATTGAGTGAAAGCATCCACGTTCATTGTCTTAAGTAATCTTGCCTGATTACCATCGATTCTTATTCCAACACCTGTAGTCGTATTGCTTGTACAGTTCTGAATATATGGACCTTTCCATTTACCACCTCCTACGTTTTCTGCGATTTCTGCTGTAGGAAATCCAACCGCAGCTGCCGACCCTGTATGACCACTAAAGGTCATGTTTGCTAATTTAACTCCTTTCCTTACTGAGAAGATATCTTTATGTGCAGAGTTTCCACTTACATTAACTGATCTTTGATCATCACCCACAATAGATACGTTAGCAGGAACTTCAATAGGATTTGTTTCTTGATAGTTTCCTGAAAGAACTTTAATAGTAGAACCCGATGTTGCTACTCCTACCGCACCCCCAATAGTTAATTTTGCATTATCAATAGATGTTCCATTATGAGAATCATTACCATCTTTTGCAACATAGAAAACATTAGGTGCAGAGTTAATACCTGATGCCCCTGCATTAATAGTTACATTGTCACCAAGTATAACCTGACTATTTGTAATAGTAACAAGACCAACTGTGATGTTATTGTCATCACCATCAATTGTGATAGATGCTCTACCAACAGTCAATATTCCAACTACACGAGCATCGCCATCAACATACAGTGCAGTATTACCCGTACCAATTTTTACGGTTCCAATTCCATTAGCAGAACCTAGTGTGGTTAACCCTACAACAGATAAGTTATTACCAATCTGAACATCAGTTCTAAATGTCGATATACCAATTGAATCTATATGCTCAACATCATCATAAAAGATTGTTCCTCCTACTGAAATATTCCCATCAAAAAATGCAACGGTCTCACCAGCACCTACACTACCAACATATAATGGAAAATGAGCTCGTGCAGTTGTACCAATACCAACACTCTTAAATGTATGAATACCCACGGAAGTGGTTGCCCATACGGTACTACCAGCACCAGCACCACCACCACCTGTTCCTGTTATCGCAGTACTAGCAATACCAATCCATTTATATCCATCATATATTAACAACTGATTAGTAGTTAATCCATATCCTGACGCAATACTATAAGTTGATATACCAACATCATCTAAAGTATCAAGTCTTACTGCACCACCACCACCAATGGTATATAATTGCTGTTCAACTCTGTTTACAAATAATCTGTAATTTGCTGCTAAGTCTTTAAGAGTAGCAAACTTTTGATCCGTTGGAGTAAGCGGATCATCATCTTGTTTGAGTGAAGGGTCAGGGGTTAAAGGTCTATTATTATAGATCTCTGTAAGATCTTGTTGCTGTCCTTTTAGTTCCTCAACAATTTTATAAAGTTCAGCAATATTAGTTCTTGTATCGGTATACCTCTTATCAAGACTATGCAAATTCTTCTTTAACTCTGAAATATTATTATCATAATATTTTGGTTTAGGAAGATTAGCAATCTCTTCTTTTAGTCCTTCAAAATAACCTTTAAGATTTTTATCTGATTCATAACTCTTATTATCTAATTCACTTATCTGTTTTTCAATATTTTGTTTGGTCTCATTTAATTTACTTAATACACTCTTCTTTAACTTTCTATCATCATCTTTAAACTCATCATGATGGGCCCAAATTTTAATTGCTGCTTCTTTGAGTTCAGTGTATATCTTATCTTTAGCCTTATTTAATTCTTCAATCTCTACTCTTTTTTCAAAATCTTTGAGATCTAGATTTTCAGTTAATTCTTCAAGATCAGAATCAAATTTAGTTTTAAGATCTTTTATATGATCTCCTACTTTAACAAAATCATCATCAATTACACTAAAGGTCTTTCCAATCCATGAAAAATCAGGAACCTCATTAATCTCATTTACCCATTTTGGGAAAGTAGGAATTTGTTTCCTAACTTCATCAATAGCATCACATATTGCCTCTATTTCACCATCATAATATTTTGGTTCGGGAAGATTTTTAATCTTCTCTTCAATGAGGTTTAATTGTTCATCATAATACTTTACTTCAGGAAGATTTTTAACTTCTTCCCTTACTACATCAATCTGACCACATATAGCTTCTACTTCAGTATCATAATACTTTACTTCAGGAACTTCTGAAATACTTTCTTTTAATTCTTCTAAGTTCTCCTCAAGTTCCTTAAGTTCTTTATCATAAGATTTTATTTCTGGAATGTCAGGAATACTTTCCCTAACATCATTCACCATCCGAACTAATTCACCCCATTGAGGTGCTTGTATTACATCAGTAACTTCTATATGTGGATTTCCATTTGCATCATCAATTATTGTTACTTCTTCTTTTATTTCTTCTTTTTCTTTTTCAACAAATGCTTCTACTGATGGCAATTCTTGCTCAGTTATTAATTCTTCAACTGAAGGCAATTCATCAGAATTATCTTTATAGTCTTCTATAGACGGCAAATTTTCAATATTGTCTTCCGACATATTATGAGTAGCTTAGGTACTTTGGGATTTCTCTCCCTCAACTTATTTATCGTCTTCAGGAAGTCCAGTTTTTAGGAGTTTAGCTAGTTCTGCTGTGGATCCCACAAACAATGCATTATTAACAGTATTGGGGCCTTTTGATTGCTGCTCTTCATTTACATCTTTTAGTTTTTTCTGAAGATCCATTAACTTATCAGTGGCATCAGAAACACTCTTAATCAACTGACCTGCTACTTCATACGCTCTTGGCATGTCACTCTCTTGAGCAAGTTCAAGAATTCCATCAATTGCTTCTTGTCCTTTTTCAATGATAGAATATAAATTGCCTCTTGTATACTCATAATCTCTGGTTACATCATCTTTAACAATTCTATCAGGTTTTTGTTCAGGTGTAATCCCTACAGTCTCAGTTTCTACCACTTCAGTCTCAGAAATGTTGAAAGCATCATCTAATTTTTTCATTGTTTTTAATCAAAAGAACCGTCAAATCCAAAGTCGTCACCAACCTCAATCAAATCATTAGTTGCAGCAGTAACAAGATTTACACCAGCACCACCTAAATGTTCACTTGGAGATGTGCCATCCTGACCTCTCTTCACAAAGAGTTGATTGTTAGTTTTCTTATCAACATAGATCGACTCATCATCAATAATAATATATGTATTCTCTGCAATACTTGAAGCACTATCAACATCAAATACATCTAATGCTGCACTAATATTAGAAGTTAAAGTTGTTACTACATTAGCATCATAAGCCTTAGTAGCACGAGGAGTGACAGAGTAAGTAACATCTCTTGTTGGAGTCTTGGTATAACCACCAGCAATGTATCCAATCTTTGCAGATTTGATAAGATCTTTGGATGCAGCTGCATTGGATCCAACAGGACCAAATAGGTAAGTTTTTGCTGTAAATCTAAACGTATATATTAAGGATCTTCTAGTTGTAAAATCTCCCTCATAATCATCTTCCATTGTAATATTTTCGATCACAACAGGAACATCTCTTTTCTCTCCAATGGTACTGACTAGATCAACACTTAAATTATATGCAGGTTGAAAATATGGTACAATTTGCTCTACAATCTGTAGCATATCATCATTCAATTTAGTAAAGACTGCTAACTCAAAAGACATGTTATAAGGAACGGGCATATATGTCTTTCTAATTGCTGCCCCACTTCCAGTAGTTGATGATTTAAATGTCTGAGTGGTAGTTACTTTTCTTGATCCATCATACTGTAAACCATTAAATTCAAACGACATTCTAGGTAATGTGATTGAGGTTGGTTTACTAAGATCAGGAGATTGTTGTAACCTAGCTAAAAATTTCTGAGTAGGCCCATATGCAAGAGGAACCTTGATAACACTTGTAACGTTATCATCAGAATCTTCATGTTTAATTTCTATACCATTAAAAAGACTTCCGAAGGAAATAATGGTTCTTCTTAATATTTCGTGGTAATAATACTCAAACATCTCTCTAGTCCTTGTATATTATATTTAGGGTGTTCCGAATGGATTAGACTCGCTAAAGTCTAAAATGGAATCAGCCTGAGTTTCTATTTCTAGATTATCAGGATATTGACTAATAGTATTATCTTCTTGTGTTAATCTTAATTCAAACTGTGCATTGCTTTCACTACCAGTGAGAGTCTCTCCTA